ATGCCATTGCATACATCTTATCTTCAGGAGCTACAAACTCTCCTTTAGTTTTGTTATCACCAATTATTGCTAGCTTAGGTTGATTTGCCTTAGCATAACCACCTTGTGCAAGCATTGGTATTCTTGGAACTGGTATAGGATTGTAACCCCACATTGATTCAAATGGTGAAACACCTAGAAACGATACGTTCCTTATTCTGTTAAGCATTCCATTGACCATATCAAATGGTTTAGAGATAAGCCAGTTCATTCCGCTAATTATAGCATTTACTGTAGTCTTAAAGAACTGTCCTATTCCATCAGTTATTCCAGAGAAGATCTCCCCGCCTGTTGAAAAGACATTCTTTACTCCTTGCCATGCGTTAGCAAATATGTTGCCAAACCATGAAGCTACTCCTCCAAATATATTTTGTATTCCTTGCCACAATCCTACAAAGAAGCCTCCCATACCTGAAAAAGCACTGAGTATTCCATTCCATGCATTAGTAAATACTTCACTAAACCATGACCCTATTCCACTAAATATTGCAACTATTCCATTCCATAAGAACTGGAAAAAGTCAAGTACAGGTTTTATTACGTATGTGTAAAGCCAAACTGAAATACCAATAGCTATGTCGGCTATAAACTGCCATGTAGCTGCTGCGGCTGCCTTAACAACATCAAAATGCGTTACTAACAAAACTATGATGGCTATTACTGCTGCTATAGCAAGCACTATCAAAAGTATAGGACTTGTTAACACCGCCAATGCCCCATTAAGAACCCATGTAGCTACTGCACATGCTGATGTGGCTACCGTTGCAGCTACTGTTGCTATTGTTGACCCTATTACTACTGCTTTATTAGCTATCCATTGTACTCCACTTGTGACTAATGCAGCTGTTGTGCTAGCTATGCTTACTACAAAATCTTTTGCATACATTGCACATATCTGTAAAGTTGCTATCTTATCAGCCAACTTTGCTATTGTGCAAGCTTTTAAAGCTAAAGTAATTTTACCGATCATTCCTGCGATGCCACCTGCATTTACAATAAATTGAGCTAACTCAATGCCTTTCCAAGCAAGTGCAAAAGCTCCTATAGTTATAACTATTGCAGTAAAAGCTTTTTGGTTGTTGTCTATCCATGTTGATATTACCTTTAATACATCACCTAATCCACTAATATAAGCTACTAACATACCGCCTGTCCAACTAGCTAATGGAGCTAAAAATGAATCCCATAACCACGTAGCTAACGGTTGTAAAGCAACTAACACTGAGTTAAACACTAGCATGATTCCTGACCAATAATGGAAATACGCTGGTATCAGATCTTCAATCGTCCACTGAGCCAATGGAACTAACACGTTTGTATAAGCCCAAGATAAACCATCAAACAATGTACTTGTCAAAGGTTTAAATGCATTCTTTAACTCATCCAACCCTTTTAATAAATTACCAAAACTTATAACTTTTAAAGGATCCAACACCTTAGATATAAAGTCAGTAAAAGCACTTGTGTTTGGGGGAGTTACTTCTTGAGGTGATGAACCAGATCCTACTGATGCTGAACTACCTATAGGTATAATACCACTTGATCCATCTGCACCACTTGAAGAGTTATCACTAAGCTTTTGTATCTTGTCAAAACCCATTAGTGATTCAGCTGTTGCGGCTGCCGATTTAGCAGTATCAGCTGCTGTATCTGACATACTACTAAGATTATCACTTGCTTGTCCTGTAGCATCTGCAATAGATGCCATAGCCGCTCCAGCAGCCCCTGTACTTCCTCCAGTAACTGCATCCATAAATGATTTGAACACATTTGCTAACCCAATTAGCTTTCCCATCAAGGCATTTATTACCTTTAATGCTGGTGCCAAAGCAGCTATCAAACCTTGTCCTATTGCTGTTTTTAATATCATGAACTGACCAGAAAGTATCCTCGTCTGATTAGCCCACGATTCACTAGTTCTAGAGAAGTCACCGGATGCAGCTGATAATTGTTGCTGTACAAATGCAATCCTTAGTGCTACTTTCTCTTGTTCTGTCATAGAAGCTGTTGTCTTTGAGTACCCTTTAGATAAGGCAAATGCATCAAGAGCTGCTTGTGTCATTACAACACCTAACTCCTTTAATGATTCCGTTTCACCAGTAAATACTGACTTTAACTTTGTGTTCGCTTCATCTGACGATATGTTGTAAAATGATGATACATCACCTGCTAGTCCTGTTAATGCAGTAGACATGTCATATGATTGACTTTCAGTAAAACCAAATGCTTTTGCCATAGCACCATATGTTCCTACCATCTTTTTAGCCTGTATCTCGGTTAATCCGTAGCTTGTTAGTGCGGACTTTGCAAAACCGTCGACCTTATTTGCCATCGTAGTAAATACAACATCAACTACATTTTGTAACTCAGCTAAATCTGAACCTGCTTTTAAACTACTTGTAACAAAGCCTGCCATAGACATTGCCGCTTTTTGAGCCATGTTAGCTACTATGTTTCCTACTGCTATTGACATAGTATTGAATGACTTTGATGTTTTACTTTGGATGTTATTGACTTGCCTATCATAGTTCTTTGTGTTAAGAGACAAGCCTAATGAAATAGTACCGACGGTTGACAATATTAAGCACCTCCTTACTTTTATTTACTACCAAACATAGATGCAAATGATCTTTCCATATCCAAGAATGTGTTGTTTAAAGCCTCTTCATTCTTCAAAAGTTCTTTTGCTTGTTTGTTTCGCCACTTGTTTCTTATTGCATTCATTGTAGGTGTATAATTCTTAAGAGTATTTTTATCATTTTCTGATCTCATCTCTACTACTTTTCCTAAAGGGGTATCAGGTAATAAACCTGTTAGTAAAACTTTTACCTCTTTCCACTTTATAGTCTTTAGCTCTTTACGTATTCTTATCCCGTATTGTTGAGCTATGCTTGATTCGATAAGATCCCAGTCCTCATAAAAATCATACCACGTTTCACCTGGGTGTTGAATCGCTAGCATCTTGATTGTTTGACATGTTGTCGTTTATCGACTCCATTATAGCTGTATAAACTTTCATAGGATAGTTCTTTTTCATGAGTGCCTCTGCTTGATCTTTATCAAGTGTGGTTTCAAAGAACTCCTTGATGAATACTGGAAATGACATTTCATCTTTTCTTGCAGCCAGTGCGTCCAGCTCTATCATGGTGTTAAAACTATCATCAATTTCATATGTGTCTTCACCAACAATTATTTTAGCTTTTTCTTCTGATAAATATTTGGATAAATCGTATACGTTTGCCATCTTATTCCTCCTGAATAATAAAAAGGCACCAACATTTAGCTAGTGCCTTTGATTAATGTGTTACATCTTAAGGCGTAACTACTGCTGCTGTAAAGACTGGTTTTCCATCAGAAAGGATGTCAAACTCAAGTCCATCAATATTTGTAGTATCACCACCTGCTGGCTTTGTTACATTGAGAACACAATCAAAAGCAAGTGTTGCTCCAGATGGAAACTCCCAAATGAATTGTGATTCCGCATCAGGTCCAGTACTTAACATCATACCTGCAACATAGTCATTACCTATATCGCCATATTGTCTTTTACCTGACATACTAATTGTAAGTCCTTTACCTGTGATTGAATTTCTTACCCAACCACCTTCATCCATTGGGCTCCAACTTTCAACTGTTCCATCAATAGATGGGCTAAAGTTTTCCATGCCTCTGATAATTGTATCAGCAATACCAGTTCTACCTGCGATGTTAATGAAGAACTTGTTATTGTGGACAGGATAAACTTGTCCTTTAGCACTATCAGCAAAAAACTTAGGATTAATTTTCATTTTGTGCATATTCGTATTCCTCCTTATAATATTAAATATAATAATAGAAGTTTGCTCTAATAACCATTTCACAAACATTCTTATCATCTCTTCCAAGTGACCTAGGCGTACTATCTAACAATTGAATTGTTGCTATGCTTGCATCGCCTACCGTAAAGTTACATTCTTGCTCTAGCATCATGTTGTAAATAGCTATCGCTTTGTCGTTGCACTCTTTTTGATTCTGTGTCCACCTGACTTTTATCGTTACAGGTAGCATCCTCACTAATGTGCAAGCAATTCCTCCTAGAGATAATCCATCACCGCCTCTTGAATCAGGTGCAAGGAAAATACCAATGCTTTGTTCTACATTACTATCAATAGCACCATTCTTTAACAGCAATTCGTCATCAGGAAATTTACTTACCATATATTCATACACTGAATAAGTTCCCATTGTAATCATATTAATCCTCCTGCTGATTCTTTGTAGAAGTATTCAAACAACTTACTTGCTCTATCTTTGTTAGATCCTGTTAACCAATCCTCCCACCACTCACCTTTCGCATTTACATTAAACTCATGATTAAAGTTGTATTGTGGGTTGTAATAAAGACGTTCTGCATAAGGACCTTCTGTAGTTATTTTTACAGTTCCCAAGGCTACTGCTCTTTCATCTACATCTGTAAACGTGTTTTGTAACGTTCCTTCGTACATTGGTATTTCTTGTGAATCAATCTTTTCTGCTAATATCTTAGCTGCTGTTTTTCTCATTGCTGTATATTGTGCCAGCTTAATTTTTGCCAAAGCACCTTTATTCATAACTACTGTAACAGCCATTAAATCAACTCCAATACAATATGATTCAGTGTGCTATCAGGGTTCCTAAGTTTAGTGCAACCAACTATTTCATACCTAGTTGTACCACTTGTAACAAAGCCTGTGACCTTCTCAGGGAAGTCGTTTAAATGATTGAAAGTAAATACCTTTTGTTTGGCTGTTACCTTCTTGCCTTCAGTTGTATAAGTTACAAAATTACTATCTTCAAATCTAACATCTGTGTTGAATGAGTTATGAGCCACATTTGATCCGTTCTTATCAGTATTCGAAGATGTTAAGTCAATCTTGACACTAGTTTTTGTTAACCCGGGTAAGCCACTTAGCTTCATTACATCACCTCATTCCTTTGTATAACAAATATTGACTATTTAGATACATAGTAGATAATCTGCATAGCCTGTTTTGGGCAATATCATTAGTTGCATATGTTACAGATAACGATCCCAAACTATAACTAGAAACGTTATTGTCTGCCACAGCACTTACTTCCCTATCTATCCAATCTTGAACTTGAGCGCATATAGCAAGTTTTACAACCTCTACATGACTTTCATTTGTTGGATCATAGTTCCGTTTTGTCTTAATAGTTATGATCTCAGATGCCCTTGAGATTAAAACAGCTACATTTTCAGGGTTTTCTTTACCCGTAAATAATGCAACATCTGGTGAAGTTACAATGTCTATAAACATTTTACACCTCCTACAATGTTGCTAATGCATTAAGCTGTGCAATGTATGCTTCTTTGGAAAGCTTTTGCTCAACTGTTAAGCCT